GCTCAACATACGTGCGCAACGCCTGGTGATACGTCGTGGCCTCGAGCTCGACGACGAGGGCCGCGATTTGCTCCTCGGGCGTCAAAACGGGAGCTCCCCGCGCTTGAAGCGGGCGACGGCCTCGCGCGCTTTGCTCTTGCGGCCGCCGGCCGGCTTGCCGCCCGTGCCGGGGGCGACCGGCGGCGCCGCCCGCCCCGCGCCGCGGCCGCGTGCGGGGGGGGGCACGCCGGCCCGACGGGCGGGCGGGGGCACGCCCCGGCCCGTGCGGGCCGGGGCAGTCGGCGGTGCGGCGCCGGCCCCCGTGCCGCCTTGTGCTCCAAACTTCCCGCGTGCTGGCATCTGCGGGCCGGCGCGTGTGCCAGGCATCGGCCCGACTGTCAAGCGGGTGCGTCGTCGTCGCCGGCGTCGTCGTCGGGCGGGGGCGGCGGCACGGGCTCCTCGGCGGGGGCGGGCTTGGGGTCGGTATCCTCGGGGCGACGTTCGCTCATGGTATCCTCCTGTCGGCCCGCGCGTTGTGGCGGGTCGAACGTGTGCGCTATCGCGTTTAAGAATTTCTCGGCGTAGGCGGCAATATCCGCCGCGCAATCGTGGCCGTTCACGATGGTCCGCGCGTTGTACCAGTCGGTCAGGTCGACCGTAAAAAACGCGGCGAGGCGCTTGCCCGTAAAGTCGCCGTCGCGCATGCCGCCAAAGAGCACGGGCAACGCCACGGGCGGCGTCAACGCCAAGTCGGGGTCGCGCATGAGCGCGCCGCCGAGCTCGAGTTTGGTATCCTGGCGCTTGTAGTTTTCCTCCCACGTCAATTGCACATAGCCGCGGCCAAACCACGGATAATAGGGTTTGGCTTTCAGGTACGCTTGGCTCCCATACTCGCGGATCGGTTGCATGGTGAACGCGGTTTCATGCCACGTCGTGGCGAGCACGTAAGCTAACATCCGGTCGTCGAAGTCGACGCCGGCCGGCCCCTCATAGTAGCCGAGCAACGCCTCGAGCCCGTCGACTTGCTCGCCCGTCAACGCGCGGTTGCTATCGAGGTAATAGCGCACGCTGTCGAAAAAATAGGCGCGGTGAATCATGCGAGCATACGCGCAAGCCGGAGCGCGCCGACCTTGAGCGGCGGGCCCGGCAAGAGCCCGACGAGGCCGAGGAGCCACAGAATCACGGCCAAGAGAATCACCACGCGAATCACCATTTTGATTGTGGCGTCGATGGGCAAGAGCGTTTCGACAATGTAGAGGAGCACGCCAATCACAACCAAAATCACCACGAGCTGTATTAGTAGCACGCTAGCCTCCCTCCCCCGGCCCACGCGGGAGCCGGCGTAGCAGATCGTCAAAGCCGCCCGTCTTGCCGATACGGCCCGGCCCGAGCGGGGCCGGCGGCCGCGGGCCGCCCGGGCCACCCGCGCCGCCCGCGGCGCCGGCCAACGCTTTCACGAGCCCGGCGCCGGGCGGGGCGCCGGCCTCGGCCGGGCCCGCGGGTGGCGGCCCGCCGTCGGGCGTCGGCGCCATCGGGCTTGGCGGCCCGCCGCCGGCGAGCTCGGCGAGCGCCGCTTGCGCCGCTTGCACTTCGGCCGCAATGGCGAGGCCGACGTGCTCTTGCACGTGCTTTTTCAACGCCGCGTGTTGCTCCGGCGTCAGCCGCCCCTCATCCTCGAGGAGCTCGCCGTGCCCGCGCGCGTGCTCGAGGTGGTCGTCGGCGGGTGATATGGCAATCTCGCCGACGCGGCCGACGCGCACGAGCGCGTTTTCCCATCGCCAATCCGAGGGCGGCGCCGGCCCGGCGTCTTTCACGACGCGGTCGGCGTCGCGCAAGCCGAGGCCGATAGTCCAGTATTGCTTAATCACGTAGGCCCAATCGACTTGCTTATTCTGTTGCGCGAGCGCGTCGGGCGGGAGCTGCGCGAGCACGCTCATGCCTTGCACCATTTGTTGCGCGCGCACTTGCTGATTGAGCACGGTCGACGCGCCGAGCCACTCCCACTCGTACTCGCCGACGAGATCGGCGACGCCAATGGGTTGCTCCATGAGCTCGACGCCGTCGGCGCCGGCGACTTTGAGCACGACGTCACGGTCCAGGCATTGCTGCGTGAGAATGTCGGAGCGCTCGAGGAGCGGCGTAAACACGTGATCCTCGAGCCCCTCGACAATGGCGCGCAAGTCGACGGCGGCCTCGGCTAACGCGAGCTGCCCGCCCGCTGCGCTCTCGGCGACGGGCCCGCCACCCAACGCGCCACCCGGCGTCGGCGCGGTGAGCCGGTCGGCAATGCCGAGAAAGCCCTCGACGGCCGCGAAGCCCGCGCGGGCCGCGCCATCGGGCGGCGTCGTAAATTGAATGCCGGCGGGATTGGCAAGCCACTTGGCGCCCGGCGTCATGCGGAGCGACGTCGGGTCTTGCACGGCGCCCATGTCGACCACGGCAATCGGATTGGTTGCCCACACGAAAGCGTCGCCGCTCTGATTGCCTAAGTCGTTTACGAAATATTGCAGGTAATCGAATTGCTCCGGCAAGCCGCGGCCGTAAAACTCCTCGGCGACTTCCTGAAATTTGCCGCACAACCACGGCGTGCCGCCGTGCCAAAACGGATTGGCCTGCACCCGCAACACTTCCTCGTCGGCGCCGAGGGCGACGAGGTAGCGCCGCGGCCCGTCGCCCTCGAGGTCGGCCGTCCACATGCACTCGGTAATATCGAGCGGCCGCAACGCCGCCGGCAACGACGAGTCGAGCGGGGCCGTGAAGCCTTTGTCGGCGAGCCGTTGCGCGAGCGCGTCGTATTTGTCGGTGCGCGTGCTCGAGAGCCGCGCGGCCACGGCGGCGTCGTACTTGTAGAGGAGCGGCGCGACACCTTCATACACGTGCGAGCCGTCGGGGTTGTCGGGGTCGAGCGGGCGCTCGGCGAGGGCGAGCACGCGGGCCCGCGGCACAAGCATATCCTCAAACGCCAACGTCGCGTCGTCGACGGTGCGCGACGTCGTCGGCCACACGTAGAACGCAAAGAGGTCGACGGGTTGAAACGTCGGGCCGAGGAAGTCGGCGACCGTCTCCACCGTCGACTTGGTTTTGCCCGTTGGCTCGCCGGCCTCGTCGAGCACGTCGCGCAATGCCTGTTGCTCGCGCTCGCTCACCCGCCACACGTTGCGCACGGGCGAGCTCCCGAACATGACGAGCTGTCGGAGCCACGGCAACGCATGGCGCCGGAGCCGCATATGCCGCCGGAACCAATAATTCATGAGCGCGCTTTTGGCCGGCACGCGCTCCTCGAAACTCTCGCGCAACGCGCGGCACGCAAACCACTCGGAGTCGGGGAAACAATCGCGGTTGAGCCGAGACACCCATTGCTCAATCCAACGCCGGCCGAGCGGGAAAAAAACGTTGGTGCGGCCCCGATAGCCTTGCTGGTCGTGCGTCAGCGACCATATGCGATAGTAGCGCAACCACTTGTCGCGGAGCCGCGTCCGGTCGGCGCGCACGCGCGCGAGGAGCGGCACGAGCTCGGCTTTGACCTTGGCGGCCACGGCGGCGTCGCCGGCGAGATTCTCGGGCGGGGCGCCGCGGGCGGGTGCGAGCGGCGCCTTGTCTTTCTCGTCGGGCGCCTCGGCGTCGTCGCGCCGGGCGGTATTCTCGTCCCCTAGTGCCATTGTCGGGCCCTCGGGGCGGCGCCGTTTACCACGGCCTCCGGACCTTGGCGACTTGCCCGCCGGCGGCGGCGGTTGGCGCGCTCACATTGGCGACAGTAGCGCCACCCGTTCGCCCGTCGGTACGCATCGCGGGCCCACGGGTGCCCGCGGGTACACGCCTGGCGCCGCGCACACGCGGCCGCACGATGCGCGCCCCGTAAGAGATTCTCCCGTTGCGTGACGAGCTCGAGGTGGCGCGGGTTGCAGCATGCGCGCGTGCGGCAACGGTGGTCGATGGTCATGGCGCCCCGCGGTGGCACCGGCACACGATGCGCCAGCACATACGCGAGCCGGTGCGCGTACTCATTGACGGCGCGGTCGTGGGGCCGCCCGAGCCCGAGAATCCCATAGCCCTCCGGCGTGATCGCGCCGCGCCATAACCAG